ACACTATAACTTATGGAAAAAATGTGTTAAGCTTAATATCCCGATCGGTGTATTAGAATACGACGCAGTTTTTATTAAACCACTGCCTGAAAATATATTAAATCAATTTACTGATTATCTAAATTTAGATTACACTAGACATACACACCTAGGTCTATCATCTAAAGGTCATGAATACAAAGCACAAATTGAATTGGAAAAAAATAATATAATAGAAGTCAAGCCACTTCAAGAACAAACTAAAAGTTTAAAACATCATTTTAAATACATTAACGCTAATCATATTAAAGGTGCATTTGGTTATATTATTAAACCAAGCGGTGCCAAAAAATTAATTGAAGCAACTAAAAAATACGGCATTCTGCCAGCAGATGTGCAACCAAATTTACTTTATTGCAATATGAACTACACTACTCCAAGTATTGTTATGTTAAATCCAAAAGGAATATCTAATAGATTTGGAGGATCGCATACTAACACAGGACACTTATCAACATAATGGAACATTTAATAGAAACTAGAGAAGGTTGGTGGTGGCCAAAGCACGATGTAGCATGTTGGAGATATCTATCACGCAGACAAGACGTTCCCAAAAATGTATCTGCATATAGTGAACAAAAAAGAGTAGTAGTGCAAGCAGGCGGCAATGCTGGAATGTATGTAAAAATGTACGAAGATATTTTTGATACAATATATACATTTGAACCTGACCCAATTAACTTTTACTGTTTAACAAAGAATACATCTACCAAAACAATTAAATTTCAAAGTTGTTTAGGTAATGTTCCAAATTTTGTAAATTTGTCATACGATGAAGTTCATCATAAGAAGCCAAACTGTGGCGGATATCGTGTTAAGGGCGATGGAGATATTCCTACACTAATACTTGATAATTTAAACCTGCCAGTTGTAGATTTAATACATTTAGATATTGAAGGGTTTGAAAGATTTGCATTACTGGGTGCAATCGAAACTATAAAACGTTGTAAGCCTATAGTTGCACTAGAACTAAATGGACTAGCAGAAAAATATAATCATACAGATAACGATGTTAAAACTCTTATGACTAGCCTTGGGTATAACGAAATAGGAATAGTTGACGATGACGCAATATTTAAATTCAATGGATGAAGAAATTACATTAGTTAATAGTTTTTATTTTCCAACAATTGGCGCAGCAAATGCCGCAAAACAAAAAAGTAATTGGGCAGAGCAACCTACTCAAATAGCAAGCCACGCTAAAGAAAAACAAGTTTGTATTCAAGCTGGTGGCAACGTAGGTTACTATACAAAGATATATGCAGAGCTATTTGATACAGTATATACATTTGAACCAAATCCCCTAAATTTTTATTGCTTGAATAAAAATGTTCAAAATGCTAATGTTATTAAATTTCAAAGTTGCTTAGGCGATTCACACCAACTAGTTAGTATAGACTTGCCTGCTTCACATGTAAAAAAAGGGATTAACATTGGAACGTATCATATATCAGGAAAAGGAAACATTCCTACACTATTAATTGATGATTTAAATTTAGACACTTGCGACTTGATACATTTAGATATTGAAGGATTTGAAATTAATGCAATTAATGGAGCAACTAATACTATTGCCAAATATAAACCTACTATATGTTTAGAAATTAATTCTGCACTAAACAACTTTAATTATTCTAGAGATTCTGTATTTAATTTAATGCAACAGTTAAATTATGCACAAGTTGAGCATATTAACGAAGATTACGTTTTTCAATATCGAGGAAACATATGATAACTAATACAACTATATTTACTGGCGGCGACTCAAAGTATTGGAAACAATATGGCAAGTCTTTTGTTAAAAGCTTTAAACATTTTAATCCTGACACAGACGTTTTTATACAAATTTTTAATCCTGACAGTGACGACATTGCTGAGTTAGATTCTTTAGATTGTAAATATACTATAGAAAATATAGAACAATCTTATATCGACGACTTAGTTAATGCACACATCGATGTATACACTAATAATACAGATCCGCAATTAAAAGCACACCTAAAAACAGGAATGAAGTTTTCTGAAAATAATTATGGTTTTGTAACGCTCGAAGATAAAATGCGACATCTTATTACTTTTGCAATTTATGCAAGTTTTAGATTTATTAGATTAGCAGAACTATGGGACGGAAAGAATCCTGTCGCAGCATATGACATGGATACTGTATGTCAGCGCCCTATTGATATAGACGAAATGCTAGGAGAAAATGATGCTGGATGCCTTGAGGTTAAAGGCAATCGACTTGTAGTTAGTCTAGTAGCATTTAGAAATAATAATCAGCTATTATCAGAGTGGGGTAACAGTTTACAGCAAAGTTTTAATAATAAAGCAGTATATGGATTCTTAGATCAAAATACTTTTATTGAATGTGCAAGTAAGTATACAGTTACACCTATTCCTAGAATATATTGTGACCATACTAAAAAATCACATAGTTCAAAAGTACTTACAGGCAAAGGTCATTCTAAGTGGGGAAGTGTTTTTCAATTAGCACAGAGTCGTTGGCTTACTTAAAAGTATATTTAAAGGTGTCAATATCTTCTTGATAAATTTTACTAATAAGATTTTGAGAAGCTGAATTATACATATTTGTATAATCATATTTTACTGGACTTACATTATATACTGGTAATGTTTTGTTTTGAAACATAGGCACATCTTTAATACCTGTATTAATATCTTCAAATTTTATAACATTGTCAACTGTAAATTTAGTAGACTGTAACCATGCTGTCTGTGTATTATTCAAACTAAACCATGTGTGATCCCATTTAGAATTATAGTATAATTCAATCCATTTATTAAAATCGTCATTCATGATATTGTATTCTTTAAGTATTAGTTCATAATCTTCTACAACTTTTTTAGTATGTTTTCCTGCATTAATAGCCTTCAGTCCTTTTCTTACAATCTCTTTACGAAAATGAAACCAGCTACTTACTCTGCTCCACGGATTTCTTACTACAGTAAAAATATAAAAAGTAGAGTTGTATGGGCATACAAAGTTAGAAGCATGTTCTAACGAACTGTGATAGTTTGTATATTTTGTTTCGTTATTTGATATTATTTCGTAGTCATAGTTTTGTTTAATAACTTGTAAAATACTCGAACCAGCTGTCTTAGGAATATGAATAAAAATGTGCGGCTGCTCTGCATGTATAAGGTAACTCATAAATATATTTATAGATAAACTACGCACATAAATATCTACATGAGCAAAGTAGTATTAGTAACTGGCGGCTTTGATCCGCTACATTCAGGACACATTGAATATTTTAAATCAGCAAAGAAGTTAGGCGATCATTTAATTGTTGGACTAAATTCAGACGATTGGCTAACACGTAAGAAAGGCAGACCGTTTATGCCTTTTGAAGAACGTGCTGCTATTATCAAAGAACTAGAAGTAGTAGACAAAGTTATTGGTTTTGATGACATTGACGACAGTGCATGTCAAGCAATTTTCCATACTATGTCAACTAACACTGGTACAATTATATTTGCTAACGGTGGCGATAGAACAAACACAACTACACCCGAATACAGCATGTATGGCGATCATCCTAACGTAGAATTTGTGTTTGGTGTGGGCGGAGAAAACAAAGCCAACAGCAGTAGTTGGATCTTAGAAGAGTGGAAGGCACCTAAGACTGAACGTCAGTGGGGATACTATCGTGTGCTTCATGAAGTGGAAGGCACTAAAGTAAAAGAGCTTACTGTAGATCCTGGCAAAAGCCTAAGTATGCAACGACACAAGTATCGTGCAGAACACTGGATGGTAAGCGAAGGCAAGTGTGTAGTAAACAGTAAAATGCCAAATGGTTATTCATTGCCGTCTAAAGAACTAACAGTACACCAAGCATTTGACATTCCATTAGGCGAGTGGCATCAACTTACTAATCCATTTGATGTGCCTTGTAGAATAGTAGAAATACAATACGGAGAGCATTGTATAGAAGAAGATATAGAGAGAGAAGATTAATGAAAGTATTTGTAGGCTACGATCCGAGAGAAGACATAGCATACCAAGTATGCAAACACAGCATTGAACGGCATAGTCCAACTGCACAAGTTATTCCGCTAAAACAAAATGATCTTAAACGTCAAGGTTGGTATTCAAGATCTCCGGACAAACTTGCTAGTACTGAATTTACATTTACTCGCTTCTTAGTTCCTGAGCTTGCTAATTTTAACGGATGGGCAGTGTTTATGGATTGTGACATGTTACTTAGAACAGACATTGCAGAGTTGTTTGCACAAGCAGATAATACAAAGGCAGTGATGTGTGTGCAACATGACTACGCACCTAAAGAAGGTACTAAAATGGATGGACAAACACAGACAGTTTATCCACGCAAGAATTGGTCAAGTATGATGCTTATTAACTGCGGCCATCCTGCTAACAAAAGACTTGATATTGATTTAGTAAATGAACCAGAACTTAACGGAGCATACTTTCATAGATTTAGTTGGCTAGAAAGTGATGACCTAATCGGTGAGATATCGCCTGAATGGAATTGGTTAGTAGGACACTACAAGCAGCCAGAGGATGGCTCACCAAAACTATTACACTACACAGAAGGTGGACCGTGGTTTGAAAACTACAGGAACTGTGAATACAATCAAGAATGGAAACAAGAACTACAGGATATGATGATTAGTGATTTGCCTAAGTAAAAATCTTACTGACGAGTATGTTAATATGTTTGCCCAAGGTGCAAATTTACCTATACACGACTATAATTATAAATTTGGCAATACACCAATATTAATTCGAAGTATGGGCAAGCGTAAACTTATACACGAGTGTTGGAAAAATAATCATACATTTTATTACATGGATAGCGGTTATGTTGGTAATTATAAATCTAAAACTAATCCGTATGGATGGAAAACATGGCATCGAATAGTAAAGAACGATGTTCAACATTGCAAAATTGTCGACCGCCCAGACGATAGATGGAAACGCTTAAATTATCCTATAGAAGATCGCAAGCAAGGTAAACATATTTTACTAGTTACCCCTAGCGAAAAACCTTGTAAGTTTTATGGAATAGATCGAGACGCTTGGGTTAATGATACAATTGCAAAGATTAAACAACACACAGATCGACCGATAGTTATACGTAATAAACAACCAAGACGACACCGTGTTACACATACTATATTTGAAGAGTTAACTAACTGTCATGCATTGGTAACTTATCAAAGTATAGCTGCTGTTGAAAGTGTGTTGTTTGGCGTACCGGCTTTTACACTTGCTCCTACAGCTGCAGATTATGTATGTGATAAAGATATAAGTCTAATTGAAACTCCTACTGTACAAGATAAAGATAAAATATATAAATGGGCATGTTCGTTAGCTTATAGTCAATTTCATAATGATGAAATGAAAAACGGAATTGCCTATCAAATTTTAAAGGACACACCTTAAATGACAAAATGTTATGTAGTACACAGAATAGATAAAAACAACGTAGGAGATATTTCTACTAATCCCCTACAGTATTTTATGAAACCTGAAGAATATACAAGTGTTGATATTTTAAATATAGGACAATATAGCTTTGATCCTAATATTCCTATTATTGCTGGCGGCGGCGGTTTGCTTGCAAATGAATTTATGGGAGAATCCTTAAGAGATTTAACAGTGCCGCCTGACACAAATAGTCTCCTTAACATAGGATCTAATATTTGGCAACACACTTCAGCAGCAAATAAAGATATTAGAAATGAATTTTTTTCCAAACTTAATCCCCTTATAACAGAATACGTAAAAAAATTATCTAACGACAAGTCACCGAGAATTGTCTGGGGAGCTGGTCATAATGGAAATTACGAGAAAAAACTTAAAGGTAGATTAGACTATCCTGGATGGTTAAGAAACTTTGATCTTGTAGGAGTTAGGGACTATGCACAGGAGCACGAATGGGTGCCTTGTGCAAGTTGTATGCATCCTGCATTACGAGAAAAGCACATAATTAAACATCCTGTTATATGGTTTGAACATAAAAAACAGTTAATAAAATCTACAGAATTTGGAACAGACCCTATACCAAGATATGTTAATAGCGGCGATAATATTACAGAAACTATTAGATTATTAGGAAGTGCAGATGTTATTATAACTAATAGTTATCATGGAGCCTTCTGGGGCACGTTATTAGGAAGAAAAGTAATAGTAGTAGAAGCCTGGAGTTCGAAATTTAATGCAATGAAACACAGGCCTTATTTTTTAAGCAAGGGCGAAAACTGGAAAAATGTTATTATCAATCTCCAAGTTTACAATACAGCATTAGACGACTGCATTGATGCAACACAACAATATTGGAACAGAGTTAAACAGTGTCTATAATGAAAGTAGTATCTTATCTTGGTGGAGTTCCTTCTCCGCTTAAAAGTCCACATAAGACTGAAGTTCTTAGACGATTTGCCCAAGGAGTTGAACGTGTCGGAGACAATGGGGTAACCCACAACGGCAACAACTTAATACCTTGCAATGTAGGTGTTATCCAAGGTTGGGCTCATGATAGAAGTCCTAGAACTAGTCATTTGATGTTACGTAAAGCAGTTTCAGCAAATACACAAAATAAACATACTATTATTGTTGATAGCAATCTATTTAATTATGATGTAGGAAAATTTCATCCACAGCATTATAGCAGATACAGTATGGACGGAGTTTTCCCAACAACTGGCAATTACTTTGGAGACAGTATAGATACTAATAGGTGGAAACAAATTAGTAAAGATTTAAATTTATCTCTCAAAGATTGGAGACCAAAAGGAACCCATATTCTACTTGCTTGTCAGCGCGAAGGCGGCTGGAGTATGGCCGGGTATAATGTAGTTGATTGGGTACACTCTACTGTTAGTGAAATTAGAAAATATAGTGACCGACCTATTATTGTTAGAGGGCATCCTGGTGATAAGAATGCTAAAAGATATCTAACACAACCAAACGTTGATTGGACACTAAGCACTAATGAAAAAATTAAACAAGATTTTAAAAACGCCTGGGCAACAATTACGTATAATAGTAGTCCAGGTGTAGCTAGTGCAATTGAAGGCATACCTTTATTTGTAACAGATAATACTCCTAAAATAAGTCAAGCATTTGATGTTGCAAATACAAATTTATCACAAATAGAAAATCCTAAAATGTTTGAGAGACAACACTGGATAGAAAAGTTAAGTATGAGTCATTGGAAATTTGAAGAAATAAGTAAAGGTGCCGCCTGGAAACACATGAGGAATTTTATATGAAAATAATTTGGTCAGGACTAGCAGATGAAAAGTATTATGAATATATCGCAAAATATTGTTTACCGTCGTGGGAGAAATTACCTGGCAAAAAATATGTTATACATAATAGTAATAAAATAAATCATAAATTTTTAAATATAATATCATCAAGTGAAACAGATAACTACAATGCTCCGTTCTGGGACATACAAAGATCAAGAAAGAAAACTAATAACTTCTGGCG